ATAGAGGAATTGAAGAATTCAAATAATATCATATCTTATTTTATTTTATAAATATACTAAATTTTATCCATTTCGTGAAATGCTTATTTATTTTATATTGTTATTATTTTCCAATCTGCTTTTCTCCACAATTCCCAACCATCCTTATTTTTTTTGTAGTTAAATATTGGAAATGTAAAGTTATATTGCATTAATCCGTGTTCGTGTCCGCTTCTCCTTTTTGCTAAGACTATCCATGGGCCAACTTTATATGGCATGCATGTTGATTTTCTGTAGCACTTCTTAATATTATTATATTTATCAGTTCTAATGAATGTTATATTTTGCTTCCCAAACGGTGAGTTTATGAAATCTAATAATTTACCATGATTTTCGCCTGTATTGATATCTCTCATTGTCCTCCAAGTAATTATATCATTACCAAACTTTACCATTCCTTCTCCATGAAAATCCGATTCAACGCCATCTATGTAATCTTTCCAATAATAGTTTTGTAGTGGATTTCTGTACATCCATACAATCGCCCTTAATGCTTTATTTTTTAGCTTTGGCCTCCAGTTCTTATCCCCATACATATTATCATCAGATAAAAACCACCACAAGAAATTCTTATTTTTCTGAGCATAATCTCTTAGTAGATAGGCTATTGGCGCAATAAACCAATTTAAAATTCTAGATAAAATTATATTATACCAGATGAAATTCATTTCCTTCTCCTTAAATTTATAACCTTATTATACTCAATTACGGAATGTGGATTCTTACATACTATGGTCTGCCTAATCGCTTTAGTGCCAAACCAAAGAAACTTTGGTATTCTATCGGCAAATGTCTCAATTGTATCTCTACTAATTATAGTTCCATTTAATTCACCGTCGTCCACACATCCTATTGCAGTAACCCATCCATCACTAAAATCTATGCATTTAATAGTATCTCTGATTAGCTTATCTTTGTCTCTGTAAATAATAGAGTCTCTAACTATGGCTCCACTGATATCAGTAGTGGTTGTAATTGCAGTAGATGAGGCGTTTTGTAATCTCCTAACCTTCAGATTAAGCTTATCTATAGTCTCGATTAGATCTGCATTATACTTCTTAAATTCTCTATTAGTTAATGTTAACGTCTCGTTTTGTAATACATTTAAACTATCCTGAGTCTTAAATCTAGCAACATCTTGCAGTAGTGCGTTTTGATTAGTTTTTGTCCTAATTCTTTCACTACGCTCATGCTTCCACATCAATCCAAGCGCTATTACTATAGCCAAAAGGATTCCTCCTATAATTAATTCTAATTTTAATCTGCCCATTATTTCTTAAGTATGTCAATTAAATCGTCATCCTCCTGTCTATGCATCATGTATGCAATAAGTATCATGGCAAAAAATGGAATTCCTGCGCTAATATCTTTATCTGTAAAAAAGAATAGAGATGTGCTAAGTAAGATTATTCCAAACATTATCTTATTATATAGAGAATCCTTAAAGGTCTTCCATAATAAAAGATAAAAGTACTTTGCTGCGTTAAATGTAAAAAACTTCTTCATTACTTACTACTTGGTTTTGGTTTATTCCTTGCTATAGTTTCAGTTGCCTGATTATGTCGTATTTTCTCGTCAAGATCTTTCATTTTCAAGTTAAAGTCTTGCTCTAATTTTTTTCTATTCAACGATAGCTTCTCTAGTTCAAGAGAGTTATCTTCTGGTTCTTCAACTTCAGGAGCCTCTTCATTGCCTTGTTGTCCTATCAATGCCACCTGAATCTTAGTCTCATTATCTCTCTGATTCTTAAGGTCATCAAGCTGCATTTTAAGTTGCTCTATTTGTTCATTAGACTGTATTTGAGCTTGAACCTGTTTCTGTTGATTCTGAGACTCTTCAGATTTCTGTTGCATCATCTTCTGTTCATCCTGTTCAATTCTACGCATAACTGACGTAAGAGAAGAGTCTGTGAAGATTTTCATAATAGTAGAGAATGACAACAGTTGATTCTGGAGACCTGCATGTGCAAGTTGTTCTAATTTCTGCTTCAACTCCATGTCACCCATATCATTATCAACAATAACATCATAGTCCATGTCGGCGAATTCATCTCCGTCGATATTAAGCATGGTCATAATCTTATCATCTGTCAGATACTGGGCCTTCTTGCTTCGTCCTTTGAGTGCAATCTTTGCTGTCTCAAGTAGCGCTGTTAAGCAGCGCTTACGTACATTGTCATGTATCGAAAATAATTCCTCCGTAACGTGAGCTGAACCGCTTACTGCGCGCTCTACTCCGCCTACAGTTTCCCTATTATCAACCTGACCTTGCCTCTGCTTGGTCACGCCTGAAATCTCGTACATTTCCTGTTTGAGATATTCTAATAGGCTGATATACATCTGGATGGAATTGCCAACCTCTAAATCAAGAGGACGGCCTGAAGTGTTGAAGTTGCCGGCTATCTTTCCAGTAGCGGCACCTTTATTACCTTCTTTAAAACTATCTACAACAGAAATGTTATCCTGCTCTATAAAATACAACCATTTCTGATAATCCCAACCTGAAGGCATTCTAGCCTTGTCAAGCTCGAGAATCTTACCATAGTTCTTTGCGATAGTCTTATTTAGGCGGTCTTTAACTGCATCATATAAATACTGATAAGGTTTCATCTTATCAAGCATTGATGATGGTTTAGATTGATTTGTATTGTAAATTTGACCTATAATTCCAGCATGACACACGGAAGGATTACTTAGTCTAAGATATTGAATCGGTCTTGGACGCATATTGATATACACTTCCTTGCCGATCTTAGTACCTTCCCATACTTCATTAATCCATAAGTCTTCTGATTCTTCTCCCAACATTGGATTAATTCTATATGTTTCATCCTTGAATGATTCAATTTCTTCGCCAGTTTGCGGGTCAAATGATTTAACTTTTTTAATCTTACGCTTTGACTTCCAGTAGATTCTGAGTACGCGTACGTTACCTACATTATCTACATATGCAGAATTTGGTAGGCCAGAGAAATTGTTCCCCATCCATACGAATGAATCAACTGAATTCTCTACGATATCTTCAGTGATGAGAGGTGCAAATAAGAATGCGTTCCTATCGTCGATATTACCCATATCGTCAGTTTGAACAAGATTTGCATTGCTTATACTCTCTATATATTCAACATTTTTATCTGTTAATTTATCGTAATATATATCTAATATTTTACTAGGAGCCCAGTAGTCATCTATAATAATGATATCTGAATCTTCTATCTTAGATGAATAGCTACTTCTAATAGTATATACTTTCCTAGGATTAAGGACTTCGAATGTCGGCTCTCCACTTACTACATCGAATTGATAGATTTCTTCAGATACTAATAGGACATCTTTAAAGCCCTGATTCATTTTCCTATCGAAATCTAATTCTTTAATATAATGTTTAAGTAACCAGTTAGCTCTTAATTCTCTAATATCCTGCCATTTATAATTAAAATATTGTTGTAACTCTTCTACCTGAGCTTTTGCTTCATCTTCAGATATAGACTCATTGGTTATGATATCCATAATGCGCTGAGTTGCATCGGCCATTTTAGATCTTTCTATTTCTGAAACCGCATCTTCGTTACATACTTTTACTGTATAATCATGTTTCCTACGAGACTCTTCTCCAATTAAAGTGTTGATTGGATTATTGATTATTGGATAATGCTGTATGTCTCTTGGAATTAATCCTATTCGTTTATTTAATGGATTAAGAGTTTTCTTCATATCCTCCTCGTGGAGAATTCCATTATATAAATCATAGTTAACTTTCTTGCCTTTCAATGATCTCCGTATGCCAGTATTGAACAGATAACTATTTCTATCTGCCCAATTTAAATGCGCCTCACGCCAATCTTTACCTTTCTTTGACGTAGGCAACTTCTGTCTAGGAAATCCTGCTATTTCTGATGCCATATATTATACTGTATAATTTACAAAATTAGTTAATTTAAAGAACATCACTTTCCATCCATTTATTAAACTCATGGCTATTTTGCCCTCCGAATGCGTTCTTAAAGTTTTCTTCTATATATTTGTCTTCTTCCTCCTCGTCTTCGGAGCCTTTTGCGTTAGCCAAATACTTCAATCTATCCTCTCTATATATCATTAACATGCCCATTGCTGATACGCGGTCGGCATTTATGTCTATATTCCAAGCGATAAGTTCTTCTATATATGCAATATTACGAATAGTATGCATATTTAATTTCTCTCCAATCTGATTACCTTCTGCATCTACATCTTGTGCGAAAGCCTTAGATAACATCCAATCCTTCTGAAGCCTTCTGCCCCAGGCGTTTATCATTTTACCAGAGTTGGTTCCTTTAGATTTATTTCCATACGATCCCCCTTTGACGTATTCCATATCTCTAAGTATCTGCGGAGTGTCGCATAGTAAGTGTAGACATCTTTTCTGGTCAAAGTAGTTAAACAACCCTTTCTTATCATTTTCGTAGTTAGCCTTTGCATTATAAAACAAAAGCATCCTGCGACATATCTCATAAAAGTCATTTGCGAATTTAGGTCTACCGGTGTATTCTGCAACTATCCTATCAGTATATAGATCAAATATGAATATACTTGTTAATGAGAGAGTTCCAGAATAATCGTCGTCTACTGGGTCAATTCCAGCTATATAGCGCATAGGATCTATCTTCCCTTTATGATCTGTCTTTGGCATCTCAAATATCTCTATAGCTCCCTCTGGCTTATCAGAGCCTATTGGGAATCTACGAATTGGATAAGATGAGTCGCTAGGCTTCCATTCTATGCCCTTATTGTTTAAAAATAAATCTCCTACATAATGAGTGTCGAAGTATCGCTGTCCCTGAATGCGTACAGAGTCCCTGTAGTCCTTTAAGTCTGATACTGGGAATATAGTCCCAGAAGTTCTCATCGTGGCTTCTGAGGGCACTATAGGCTCTTCAGCGAGCTTCTGAGTGATAACCTGAGGATCCGATGAATTGTATTTAACTACATATCTATCCTCGAGTATTTCAACCATAGCCTTTATAATATCTGGCTCGCCATTTATCTCATCATAGCATTTAGCCCTATTGAGATATGCGCCCCAAAAGAAGCCGCATTTAGTCTCTCCGTTAGAGTTTTTATCGAACACATTTGGTATGCCATAGATATTATATGCCAATGGATTTCTGAATAATTTCTCAGAGCCCTCAAAATCAGCACCTTCAGTGTTGTGGGTTATTATTCCATTACCTAAATATGTGTTTGTTTTATTAGCAGTTAGATTATAAACTCTTTTTATTCCAACATTTTCTACACTTACTATTTTCTCGTATCTAAAGTTGAGATTTCTTCTTGATGGTTTTATTTTAATAAAATATTCCTTTATTTCGGTTAATGCTTTCTGTTTGTGCTCTGCTAATAATTTCACATTATTGGCAAATTCAATCATACTATCTCTATCTGCTACAAATAAATTATACCATCCGTCCTTATCTTTTATTTTTGATTTTTTATCTAGTCTTGGTTTTTGATATTTAATATACCCATGCACGCCTATTTTTTGTAACAATAGTTGAATTTCTTTTACCAAATCCAAGCTTGAAGATGTAAACTGAATTACTCCTTTATATTTATTGTCCCTGCTTTTTATTTTATCAAGAGAAACATATCCGTCTGTGTC